TTTTGTAATGGTCAATCTTGGCGTAGACACAAAAGCGCCAGCGTACACGTTATCAAGTTTTGAACGTAAGCACGGAATGATGTTCAACAACATAGGAATGTTGTTATACGTCGTAGCCTTTGCGCTTTTTATTTATCAAACCTTCTTCACTTAAAACCAAACTTGAACTAATCTTGATTTATAAAATCGTTTGTCTCCAATTCCAACAAGCCTCTCAATCCGCACGGTTGACACATTTTATTGTTCGACGATCGTTTGAACTTGCAACAATCTTGATGCAAACTTGCAACCAAATGACCACACTTTTGGTTTTAACGGATCACCACTAATATTGCAAAATCAGGGGAATTTGCAATCTGTCTCCACCAATATTGCAAAATCAGGGGAGAATGCAACATGAATACTACCACGACATACAGGCAAAAAGATTCCGGCTGGCAGATCATCGTCAGCTGGAAGGACACCTCCGGACACTGGCACCAGAAAAGCAAGCAGGGCTTTGCCAGGAAGGCAGACGCCAAAGAGTATGAGGCCCAGCTGCTCAAAGAAATAAAGAACCGGCCCTGCCCTGTTGACCAGGCGCTGGCCGGTATTACCCTGGAAAAATTCTGCGAGATATTCCTGCTGTCCAAACAATCTATAACGCCGAACACCAAATGCAACTATACGGCCGCCGTACGATCGCTCCAGGACATCGCAAAGAAGCCGGTCCATACCATAACATACCTTGACATTCAAACGGCCGTCAGCGCGTGGAAGATAAAGCCGCAGACGCAAAAGCAATACAAGACGAAGCTGGATGTTTTGTTCCGTGCCGCGGTTAAACCGTACGGCCTGATCGCCGCCAATCCCATGCAGGATATTGAAATTACAAAGGACCGGCAGAAGAAGGAACGGCTGACGGTATCCGCTGATCAGTTCCGGAACATGATAGCCGGCTCCCGGATGGACGCGGCCGTGGCCCTGGCAATCTGTTACTACACCGGACTGCGCCGCGGGGAGCTGTTCGGCCTGACGTGGGAAGATATCAGCTGGACCGGGCAGACCGTCCGGATCAATAAGCAGCTGGACGTATACGCCGGCAGAATCACCGAACCGAAAAGCCGAAACGGGTTCCGGACCGTGCCGATCCCCCAGCCTCTTCTGCTGATGTTGCGGGACTACCACCGCACCGCCCCGCTGGACATGAGGCGCCGCCTGTTTCCCCACCCGCAGGGGACACTGGAAAAAATGAGGACCGCGCTCCGGGCAGAGGATCCAGCCTTTACGCCACACTGCCTCCGGCACACCTACGCCACCACGCTCCTGGCAAAAGGCATTGACATCCGGACCGTGGCCGCGCTGATGGGCGACGACACAAAAACGGTGATAGGCACCTACGTCCACTATACCGACGAGATGCGGGCAGCCGCTGCGGAAGAGATCCAAAAAATTTTTTCAAATTATTTTTGACGATTCTTTTTGACGAATCAAAGAAAAAGCGCCAACCATGCGGATGGAAGGCGCTTTTAATTTATTATAGCGCAATTTTAAGACGTTGTACATAGTTAGCCGATAACTAATTTACACCGCATTTTTACTGCATTTCTGTAAAAGCAAAACCGCACAGGAGAACGATAACCGTCGTTTAAATTTTGACGGATTTTTGACGGATTACTTTACGGCCAGTGCAACCAGCAAGCAACCGGCAATGGCAATCCATGTATTACGCTGTGCCTTAATGCGCAGCCTGGTCCGTTTTTCCTCTGCGGCGGATTCCTTCAAGAATTGATTGGCATTCTGCAATGATGCCTGCGCTGTCTGCAGCTGTGCTGTGGATGTATCCAGCTGTATCTTTAGCGTCTTTAATTCCTGCTCCGACTTTGTCAACTGTTCCTGCAGCCTCTTTGATTCCGTCTGCTGCGTGCTGGATATCTGTGCCAGCCTGTTCAATCTGCTGTCCAGCGCCTGCATTTCCGCCTCCGTCATCGTGTACGTTCCGGAGGCCGAGCATGTAGCCGATGCTGAAAGCAACACACATAAACACAAACACAACAATAATGAGAACGGCAATTTCTTTGTTCGTCGGTTGCAATTCATCCATGTTACCTCCTACTTAATCGCGTCCTTGCGCTTGCTTATAACGGCCAACAGGGCCTGCACTTCCTTAACCCCACACTCCTGAAGGTTTTCGAGGATGCTGATGGATTCCGTGCATGAGAGGAAAATCGTACCAAGACTGACGAGAAAGGCCTGCGACCGTGCGATCAGCATGGCCACATCGCACACGCTGAACACGAACAGAATGATGGCGTATGTCCCCAGCTTTGAGATGAATTTTTTCCTCATCTCGTCACTTCTGAAATAACGCCACTTCCTGGCCTGCGTCCGGAATTTCCAATAGTCATACAGTGTCCCAGGTGTCCGTGGGTACAAATCCCGCCATAACTTAGCGGATTGTGCGAGGTAGCGTGTTAACGTGTCCAATACCAGCACTGCGATAAACAGCAGGCAAATCTGTATGTGTACGCCCAATGCGCTCGCCAGCGTGGTTATTCCGGCAGACGCAGCTATCTTTGCTGGTGCGTGTTCTGCTACTGATTTTAAAGTGTTTACTGAAAAATAGTTTTGCATTTTATGCCTCTATGAAACTACGTGAACTATAGGTGTGATACCGGCCCGCATACTCCTGCGCCAGTGCTGGCACAACCACCATATATCAGCGTTGTACATCCGTATACACCCTTCCGTGGGGGCCAGCCTGCTCTGGAACGGGGCCAGCGCATCCTCTTCGCCCAGAATCGAACCCCCTCCATGCAAGGCTCTGCCCCTGCTATCGATGTTGAGGTAACTATAGCCGAAGGCTACACAGTAGTCGTCCTGATCAGGATAATCGATATCTACCCAGCAGGTATCCTTATACACCCCATCGTCCGGATTGCTCCGTGGCTCGCCCTTGTCATTATAACCTGGATAAAACTCCGTGCTACATGGGAGTTCAGCGAACACATGGTACTCCAAATCCATCAAGTAAATCTTCTGTTCTGTTTTGTTAACCTGTACTTCTTTTAACCAACTCATACCGCAATATACTCCATTTCGTTATAGACGGGGATATGGTAGTCATCACCGTGCTGATTGGGGAAAGTGAGACTCCCGCCTGCTTCGACATCAATATCGGTGTTGGTTAGGTATGCACTGATGTCAGTTTCCACCGGTTCGTCCAATTCGTAATACAGAGTTCCGGACGGAACAATACCAATGTCTCCGGTACCCACATAAACTTTGCCACCGGATACAGAAACCATGCCGGCATCTGTTCCACCAGCGAATGCCGTTGCCTGCGTATTCCGGGAAACAGCAGTGTAATTATCACTAACTCCGTTAAACACAGCATCGTCATCGGCAGGATTCTTTGCATTGAGAGTGGCGGACCAACCGACGGTCGGACCATATCCCCAAGTCAGCGTGGAAAGGTCAACAGCACCCACGTTCTGCACAAACTTTTTGTTCTCAAAATCCACATAGTTATATATAGAACCAGCGGATCGTCCGTAACCTTCAAGGGCCTGCACTTCATCCGGAATTACAATAGCGCCAACCTCTACGTCTGTGCTGTCTTTGCTGACAACCTCTGTAACTCCTGCAGATAACAGTGTACCCGGATTAAATTCATAGTATTCTTTCGGCAGAATTGCCTGAACTTCTTCGGCCGTTGCAGGTTCATTTCCCGCACCAAACATCGCAGTTAAATCATAAGCAACAAAGTTTGATACATATAATTTTTTTCCGGATGTTAATGACGTTCCTGGCACATAAATATTTAAACCCTGATTACTTTGAGTAGCTGAAATAACATAACCGAAACGCTTTGGTGATGTTGTTATTGTAAATGTTGCAGACGAAACCCCACCGGCAAAAAACCTTGCGCTGTTTAAAGCCGTGCTGCCATAAAGAGTGGCCGCAACATAGTATTTATGTCCGACTATTGATAAAGGAGAATCGTGACATAAAAGGGAAAGGTTCGCCAATCCCGTACCGGTTTCTAAACGTTCTACGGTAAGAACACTGTCAGTAATAGAACATCCATACCACGTACTATTATATGCGTACCATTGGCTTACATCTTTCATGTCACCATCGTACATAAGCTGGTTCCACACAATAGTTTTCCCGCCAAGTTTATTTACGCCGTACCACTTAACAATGCCTGAAGGAATACTCACAGAGTACGCTTCGCTTGTTATGTCATAGTATGCACCATTGTCTATTGCAACATTTTTTACAGCCTTCTCTGTTTCTTTGGCAATGGCCTCCAGCATTCCGTCTTTTGTGGTTACCGAAGGCAGTGTTGGTGTTATTCCAGAAGGCCCATAGATGCTTTCATAATTAGCCTGCATTGCTTCCGCTTGTGTTGCCCAGGCTTCCAGCAGACCGTCAATCGTTGTTACGCTCATGATTGCTGCGCCTCAAGAATTGCGTTAATCTGTTCCAATGCAATTACGATACGTTCTAATAATGCTTCCTGTGTAGTTAACTGTTCGTCCATGTCATCAACTCCTTTGAAAATATTTTTATCCTACAGACAACCATTGTGTCCCGTCATATACCCAGCCGACCTCTCCAACGGTTGGGGTTTCTTTGGCTACAAACTGTCCTTTTATGCCAGCACTTGTTGGGACCGTATCCAGCACAGCAAATTTGTTGTTTTGGTAGGGTTCATAAACAGACGGATTTTCCGTAGTAATAATAAATCGTTCCAATACGCCTGCCGCGCCGATTCCAAAATATGCTCTTACACATTTTTGGGGAACGACAAATAGTGTTTGAACAGTTACGTCTCCGTCTACCGCCACGTTGTACCAATCTCTTCCCGAAACAAGATAGAGGTTCGAAACACTATGACCACTTAAGGCAATATAATATGGTTCTTCATCGGTTATCATATTGCCGTCATTGTCCCACATGGCAATAACAGTTCGCCCTGTCAGAGAACCGATTGCGCAGAGGATAAACGCTTTGTTTTTAGTGGTATCAATAATCGCGCCGATAAGACCTGCCGTGTTGGATCCGTTAAGGTTTAATTTACCGTTAACTATTGACGCATGTGATGTACCAAGATAGCTTTGCGTTAAATAATAGGCTCCTAATTTATAAAGGTTAACAAGTTTTGGAAACCCAACATTACTGGAACTGCTTGCGATATTTTCAGCAATAATTCCACTGTCAAAAAGCACACTTGCTGAAAATTTTTGTTTAATAGCGTAATTCGCACCGTCAAACCTTGAACCGATAACAGGAAGATTAAAATTATTCGTTCCATAAGACGAAGACATATAATTATAAGCGTTGAATTTGTCCGTTATATTGAATGGAGTTACCGATCCTTCGGTTCTGCAATCATAAAAATAATTATATCGGCCTGAATCTATTTTGACGGCGTTTGCCAGTTCCATAGATGGGCCATAGAACACATTCCCGTTTTGTTGGTAATTCTCACTGTCAGAAGTTATTAACACACCGATAACAGTGCTTGCAAAACTGTCTGTCGAAACAACTCCAAACCTGCCACCAAAAAACTTGTTTTCGTTACACCACCCATTACCGATATTTGTCAGTTTCAGTAAGACAGGAGTGCTATACAGCATCTCAACAAAAGTTGTATTATACGCAAATCCTTTTGTGTTACCACAATATGTTACTGCAGTATCACCAAAATTACGAATATCGTGCAAAATGATTGTGCTATGGTCAAGGTTATATAATACTACACCTTTACTATTAGCAACATGGGAAGAACCTGTTACAAATAGTTTTAACTTTTTACCACCAACCGCAGTTTCAGCTTTACCAATAGTAAGTGCAGTACCACTTCCATCATACAATAACGCGCCATCCATACGGATTTCAGCTGGTGGATTTTCGACAACAATACCCAATGATGTGTAATATGTATATCCCTCAAGGAACACTAACCTTTTATTTTTAGCACTCGCATAAGCAACGGCATTGACAATGGCGGTATTATCATCAGTAACTCCGTCACCGGTAGCACCAAATTGATTGATGTTTACTTCATCTTCTACAATCAGTTCAGCTACGCTTCCGTTGTCAAGGAATATTATAGAGCCACCGTCATCCACATCGCCAGCCTGCGCTGCACGGATAGCATAAAAACCATTGCCACCGTCGTTTACTTCGTGATAACCGGCCGTGGTAACATACATTCCATCGGTCAAGTCTGTGGCCTTCATCGTTGCAACATTGTCAACAACAATCACATCATTCCCGGCAGCTACAATCCCTGCGATAATGCTGTCCACATAGTTTTTCGTAGCAGCCTGTTGTTGCAGCGTAGGATTGGCCACGTTGCTGATAGGCAGATTCCTGCCTTCCCATGCGGTCCCGTCCGGCTGCAGCTTCATAAAGTTATTATCCGTCAGCGTATCCACATAGTTTTTCGTAGCAGCGTCCTGGTCGCCTGTCGGATCCGCAACACTGTGGATCTGGCGGCCTTCCCCGTCCCAGGCTCCGTTGACTTCCATGAGTGCTTCCCTGGCCTCAAATCCATCGCCGGCAGCATTGCCACAGATAACCTTCCCGGCCTCTAACGGAACAGTAGGATCGTAGTTGTCTATCTCTGCAGCCTGCCCCTGGGAAATTTTAAGGCAACGGGCCAGTGCAAACGCCTTTTCCTGCAGGATCATGGTCAGCTTATCCAACCCCGCCTCTATCACTTTGAACGGCCAGGAATCGCCAAGGTCACTGTCCTGCGTAATCTCTGTGTCACGGTATACGATCAGCTTCTGCCCGGACTGCACTTTTGGAGGTTGGTCGGCCACCGGCGGCTCTTCTCCGGGAGCATATCCAGGATAATATACCGTGCTTCCGGGAACGTCCACAAAGTAATCCTGCGTTATATCCGTCTCGGTCCCGTCGGCATCCAGCAGGATCAGGCGCACAACATCCCCGTCGTAAATAGGAAAGCTGTACGGCCACGCAGTCTGGCTGCCGTTGCCGTTGTACACGACTTGTTCGTAATCTACCGATATCATGTCATGACTCCTTTCGCCTAAATTAAAAGGCGCCACCTTCCGGCAGCGCCACTTTTGTTTATAGTATTATAATATGGTTTTTCGCTGTTCCATTGAACAAATGGGAATTATTTCTTTTTCAGCTTCCGGTCAAAGATGGATTTGGCGATGTACTCACGGAGATCAGCCATGTTGTCCATGCTATATCCTTCGTCCGATGCAAACCGCACCGTGTTGAAGAACGCATCCGTCAGCGTGTCACTAAAGCCGGTACGGGCGGTATACACTTTGGAAGCATCCCGCATAAAGTCAAGCATATCAATCTTGTCGCTGCCGTTCAGCATCAGCGCAAGGTCAACAAACGCTTTCGTGCTGCGTTCCACCGTGCCGGACAGCACACCGATGTTCCGGCCACTGCCGTAGGTACTCTTGCCTTCCGTGATTGCCTTTGCTACTTTGCCCAGATCAATCATCGCATTGAGGCCATAGAACCCGCCGGTAATGGAGTCCAGGGCATTGTTCATGTATTTCTTTTTGTTTACCTTAAACCAGCCGATACCAAACATATCATCCTCGTCATCCTCACCGGTTCCGGCTAACATGCCCGGCACCTGGCGCAGCATGGTTTCAAAGAACGCACCCACCATAAAGTCCATGAAGAACGCCATAGCGAATCGCCAATACCTTCTTATGAAACCTTTCTTGGCGGACGTGTACACCGGATCGCCGTTCTCGTTCAGCACCGGATTCCCGTTCTCATCTTCCAACACCACTCTGCCGTTGTATTTACCTTCGTAGTATTTGTTCCACACAGCGTTCATCATGGTGTTGCTGAAGCTGAAGAACGGAGTCAGCAGTTTCACAAACTCGCTTCTGCTTCTCTGCACTTCGCTGCTGTCAATCTTCCGTGAGGACGGGAACACCTTGGTCACTCTCCGGGTAGCTTCAAAGTTTGCCGTATCCCTGGCCTCTTCTTCCGTCACGCCTTCTTTTGCCAGCTCTGCGTCATAGGTCTGCCGGAATTGCCACCAGTACAGCGGCAGGCTGAAGAACATATCGGTTTCTTCAATCATCTTATTGGCGTATTTGTCAATCAGATAACCGACTTCCGCCGTCTTGCCGCCCGTAGCTTTGTCCACGGCATTCTCTGCCTTGCCAAGTAATCCGTCGTACCGTTTCAAAATGGCCTTGTTCTGTGCGCCCAGATCCCTGTCCATGTTCGTGGCACGGTTCCGCATATACACAGACGCTGCCATGATGGCTTCCCTGTTCCGCCGCGGATGTTTGTAAAACTCTATCACTGCATTCACCGCATTTACCGGGCCTATCTCGTTCGCCATGTAGACAATGTTGGCAAAGTTTAACAGCGCCGTGCTGGCACGGTATGCCATGATTGCACCAATGGATCCGCTACGCAGGCTGGCAGCTATCTGCTCGGCCCGGTTGCTTGTCCGTATCGGCGCCGCCCAGCTTGCCAGCACCCACTCATTCAAAGACTTCATGACATCTGTGCCAAAGGTTCTTTCAATTTCGCCCCTGACAGTTTTGCTGTTCAGAATCTTGTACGCGTCCCGCACAGCCATCCGCATGGTAATAATATGGATCTGCTGTTCAATGTGCCTGTGCGCTACGTCCAGGTTAAGTTTCAGCGGTCCCTGGTTCAGCATGAGATTGGCGTCACGTTCTTTTGTCGTACCCATGCCGGTACCCATCACGCTTATGCCGCCGATCTGTTTCGCTTCTTCCAGCTGCTCAAATTCGCTTACCCTGGTGGACTTGCCGGAATCTTTGACAATAGGGTAATACCCGCCGGCCAGGCGCAGGATCTTTCCGTCTTTCAGCTGCACTTCAAAGGCCTGCCGTTTTACCCGTGTCAGCGGTACGCCTATCATCTTTTCCAACACATGGGAAACCGGATTCGCAAAGCTGTCGATGTGATCCCACATTTCCTGCACAAACTTCCAATCGTTTTCGGTCAGGTTATCCTGGAGAATCTGGAACAGTTCCGCTTCCCTCATCAGCCGTTCACCATCTGTTTGACAGTTAAACAGGCCGACGGCCAGCCTTGCCCGGTTCAGTTCGTTGCCCCAGTTCAGCGCCATAGAGAGCAGGTTCTCTTTTGTGATATTGGTGTCAGCGCCTATGGATAATTTCGTCACCCCGCCGTCCGGAAGTGTAACCATCACAGGATCGTTCAGTATGGCACGGAGTTCCTGCTTGGTATAGTGTTTGCCGTACAGATCACGCAGGTACTTGGCTTCTTTCTCCTGCTCCATCTCTTCGTTTTCTGCCGCGTCAAACAACGTGCGGTATATCCGTTTGATGTGCGCCCCGTGTTCGCCGCCCAGCCATGCCAGGAAACGCTCTGACTTGATCATGCTGGCCATGTAGCTTCCCATTGCGCCCTTGACTTCGTTGATACGCTGGTTCCCTACGCCTTCATAACCTACCTGGTTCTCATAGTCCAGCGCACACTCTGCTTCCACTTTGTCCAGAGAATCGTCTGATGTCAGCAACGCGTTCTGGATCGTCGCCAGCCGGTAAAACATATCCGTCGTTTTCTTCAGCTGCTCCAGCTCGCTCATGGTAAGCTGCTGGTATGTTTTATCCGGGTTCGTGGAATTGGCAGCGGATACGATCCACGCCGGCGGTTCAACGCCAAGCTGCTGTGACTCCCGCAGTTCATTGAGGACTTCCGTAATGGATTTCAGGTTCGTAGGCGCAGCCGCATCAGCGGTCCGGATACCATAGATGTACATTAAGTGATTGTAATAAAACCGCAGGTTTGCATCGGCCTTGAATTTGGGATTCGCCATGCGCTGGGCTTTGGCTTTGAAACCGTTTCTGCCGTTCAGCCAGGTATTGTACTTCTTTTGGTTTTCGTAGGCCTGGGCTTCCATGGCCTCATAAACAGCCTGCTGCCGTTTTGCCCGGACAGCATCTTCGTAATCCACCTGCTGGCCTTTGCGTATCGTTTTCAAACCGTCCCAGGCGCGCTTGGCAGAAGATAATGCCTGCCGGTGCCAATACCGCGGATTCGTAGCCACGCTTACCGCTTCACCGTTTAGCTTGTACTCCGCCTGCTCCCGGATGACTTTGGCCATACCTTTGTTTGCGTCGATGATCCCGTTCACCCATTCTTTGTTCCGCAGCGTCTTTTCTTTGATCTGTTCGTACTTTTTCCGGAGCCGTTCAACAGCTTCCCTGTCGGACTCGTCCAACTTGTTGGCAGCGTTTTCAAACTCTTTGATAAGCACAAACTCCTGCGCTCCCCAGCGTTCAGCATACTTCAGATTACGGATACTCTTTTTGAGCGCTTCCAGCATCTCGGCGCTGGCTTCTTTGTCCAGGGCGCTGTCGATCTCTTCAAATGCTCTGCGCAGCTTCGCCGTTACACTGTTGTATTCGTCTTTCAGAGAGTCCAAAATGCCGGCTTCGATTTCGGACATCTCCGTGTTATGGATACCGGAATCAAGTGCTTCCTGCGCCATATCATATAACTGTTCTTTGCCAGGCATCTGCCCAAGGATTTGCTTTTTCGCTGCGGCTACCGCTCTGTAAACGGCCTTGTCAAGTGTTCCACCGGCCTGATCCAAAGCGGCCTTGTATTCCTGCTCGCTAGCAAACTCGCCAATATCCAGGGCGGCTTCCATATCCAGTCCGTCATCTATCAGTTTCTGCACTACAAAGCATGGCAGGTTTCTCAATTCTTCCCTTGCATCCTTCCGGACCTGCTTCAGCTTCTCGTCCAGATCTTTGAGATTATTGTTTTCGTAATCCCGGATGAGCCGCTTCAGCATTCGCTCTTTTGCCTGTTCGTGCGCCTCGTCCTGCATATCCTTCAGCTTTTCGGCCGCGACCTGCGGCATATTGCCCATGTCAACCACTTTCCGGGAGATACTGTTGGCTGCAGCCAGCGCGTCAATCTCATCCTCGCTGGCCACCATCCGCGCCATGATGGCTTCCACTTCCGGAGTGGCACGGACGCCGGCACCGGTTACATCATTGTAAATCTGGACCAGCCACCGTTTGAATGCCCGGAATGCGCGCTTCAATCCCTGCGCCGGAGCCTCGCCGCTGCGCAGATATTCTTCAAAGCCGCGCGCAAACCTCTCCTGCGCCCAGGCATCTTTCAGTTGCTGGGCCTTTGCGGTATCGCCTGCCTCTTCGGCAGCTTTAATATCCGCGTCACGTTTCCGGAACTCTGCCTCGCTGGCCGTGCCTTTATACTCGTCCGCCTGATCCGGTTTGTACTGCGCCCAGTCCATAATGGTTTTTAAGTCTTTGGCCTGTTGGCTGTTGGCATCAATGCCGGAAATCTCCTGCAGATCCAGAAGGAACATATGCGCCATTTCATGGATGAACGTGGATTGGTCAGCCGATTCAAACAATCTGATAATGCGCTGGCCTTGTTCGGAAAGAGAAATAGAGCCTTTTGCCGTTGTGCCTTGCTGTTGGAACAACTCGTTTTGCATTTCTATTGCGTCAGCTTGCACACTTTGCTGTTCTTGCAAATCCTGCAAATACTTCACAGAATTCTTTCTAAATTGCTTATTGGCGTTAACATCCCACAGAGTCTTTAAAGGCATACGTTTAAATTCGTCAAACGTCAATGGTTTGCCATCAACCGGATCAAACAGACTACGGACTTCGTTAAATACTTTCAGCAGCCAGTCTTGGATTCGTTTGGTAAGGCCTTTGCCTTTTGGCATTTTCTGCGTAGGATCTAACAGCTCCCGGACAAACTCTTCGTTCTGTTCACCGACCAGCCTGGACAACACTTCGGAAGCAACAGCGTTCTCGTCGCCCCGGATTGATTCGTACAGCGGATCCTTTTCTACGCGGTCCCACATTTCCTTTGCGTCAGATTTTAAAAGGTTCACGCCTTCTGCCCACAGCTTGGGATTCTTTTCCTGCGCCACCTTTGCCCAAATGTGAGTGAATTCATGCGCCGGAGTATTGGCATTAAAAGCGTTCTCGTTCAGGAATATCTGGCCGTTTTGCGCAAAGCCGTAAACAATACCGTTGTTCATCCGGAACACTTCCACGCGCGCCTTGGCTTCTTCCGCGGAAACGTCTCTCGCGTAAGCGGCTTCCAGTTTGTCCAGGAATTCGGATTTCTTTAATGACTGCACGTTTGACGTTCTCTGTTTCCGCCAGGTTTTTGGATATTTGGCGCGCAGCGCATTCTTTTCTTCGGTCGTCATTTTCTGCTGGCCAAGCGCGGAACGCAAGCGTTTCAGCATTACCTCGCGGATCTCGCCGTCCAGCCTCTGGGCTTTTAAAATCGCCCGGGCCTTTGAAAGGATTTCCTCGTTTGTCTTTAAATCTTCCAGCATGGCTTTCTGTTTGCCACGGTCGCCAAGTGCTTCGTCTAATATTTCTTTCCAATTATCCGGCAACTTTAACCGCACCGGAGCTTGCGCTACGCCGTTACCTTTGTCATCCAATCCGCGGAAATCTTCAAGGACTTTAAAATACCCGTCCTCGTTTCTGAATTCAGCAAATACCGGAGTGCATTTATACTCGTCGCAACGGCGCAGATATTCTCTGGCTGCGTCATGTGGATTTTTAAACTTCGGTTCTCTTAAAATTCGGCTGTAGTTTAAATATTCCTCTGCTGCAATGTTGTGTTTTTTTTCAATCTTTTCTTTTGCCGTAGCGGGAATCTTGGCCGTCTGTACGTCCGTGTAATCTGTAGCTATTTCCAGCCCGGTTTTCAGCTTAACGGAATGAGGCATGCCGGAGGCATGATACGGGATAACCATATCGATCCGCGGATCCGCCATCAGCTTTTTGATATGCTCTTTTGAAACGCCAACCGCTATGATGCCGACGCGTCCTCCGTATTCTTTGCGCTGACGCAACTCATAGGCCAGATCGATTGGGAAAGAATCTTCGTGCCAAGCATAGTCCCATTCCTGTGTTTCTTCGTTCCATTTCAAGCCAGCATGAGCTTCGTCTACGCCGTCCACGATTTCCGGAACAAAACTCATGTTAATCATGATGCCTGTCTCGCCAAACAGCTGGACGAATGAAGGTACCTTGGTGTAAACGTGCATAGGCAGATTTCGTGCCTCATAGTCTGCCACCATTTGCACATAGTCCAGGAACAGAATGGGATTAAAGTCTGTGAAGCTCTGCGCCCGGCCGCCACCAATGGCATAAACATCTTCCATGTTTTTGTCCAGCGCAGCATTATCAAAACTCTTGCGCCATGACAGGGCGTCATATAACGTAAAGCCTTCCAGCGGTTTACTCGTTGCGCTGCCATACATTCCGGACAGCGTTGGCATGATATTTGTATGCCCCCCATACGTCCGCGCCAGGTAATCCGTACCGGCTGTGGTGATCAGCGTGGTAGGATCTAATTCTCCAGCCAGCGCCGGATCTTCCGTGAACAGCTTGGCAATCTTAAGCATTTTGTCCGATGTAGTGCCGGTGTCAAGATCTGCGCCCTTTTCCCCGTTTGTCTTGGTTCTCCGGCGATCTTGCGGCATGTACTCTTCAAACGCTTCCCTGTATGTTTTAGGATCTGCCATCCGTTTCAGCCGTTCTTCCTGCTTTTTTGTGAAAACTCGTTCTTTGCCCAGCACCTGGCCATCCGTAATTCCCGCAGCCAACAGCGTAGACTTCCAGTCATAGCTGGTCTTGTTTGCGTCAGCAAGCATTCTTACACGTTTCGCTTCAACAAAGCAAACGTCACACGCCGTCAGGTATTTGTAAGATTTCAGTAAATCTTTTAACGCTTCCAGCTGTGAAGGACCAAGCTGTTGCCCCATGCCCTCGCCTATAAGTATTTGGTTAAGAACATCGGCAGCTTCACGCTTCATGCACAGTGTACCAAGGTCAATGTTAATCTTGTACTCGCCGTTCTTTTTGAATGCGCTCAATTTGGGTACCAGCAGCTTGCTGGCTTCGTCTACAACGCGGTCCAGTTCCTTCGTTTGCCACCTCAACATGGCCGGATATTTCCGGGCAAGCTCTACCACGTCGTTTGTAATCCCGTCCAAAATAGCCAGCAGTCCGTCTGCATCTTCTTCCTTCATCCCACGCTTCAGCATTTGTTCTTTCATGTATGCCTGGGCTTCCGGATCTCTCGCCGATACCGCGTTAAGCTCAACGGTGCTGACGGTGTCAGCAATGTTCTGTAAATCTTTTGTTCTTTGCAGGCTCGGTTCTGCTGTTACTTCCTGCATAAACAGCTGCGCCGCTTCCTGCTGGCTCGCCTCGTTATATACCGCATTGGTGTCCAGGCGGAACCGATCGCGCACAAAGTCCTCTGCAGTGTACGGAGCCTTCCGTACCCGGGAAAACACCTTTGCCATATTGTCAGCATAGCGCGCCAGGAAAAGCGCATTAAACGCCCCGGCCTTTTTAATATCCTTGTTCTCGCTGCCGGCCATCATATTGCGTACAGTATCGTAAACCTTCAGGCCTTCTTTGGACAGGGAAGCCGTTGCCACCATCTCGCCCGGATTCAGGTTACGCATTCTGTCCTGGATCGCCAGTAGCGCATTGCGCTCTTCTTCCAGGCGGTCAAGAGTCTCTGCCACCGGCTCAAAGTATTGCCGTGTTTCGTCACTATTATTCTGATAATCCATCAGGCCGTACCGGTTATCCTGCCGCCCGCTTGCGATATCAATAGCCAGCCCACGCAGCTCTTCCGCATTAGGCGCACGGTTATTATCGGCGTACCAGTTTCTGTACCATTCAGCATTGTTGCTCTGTTTCACATACTTGGCATCCCGGTCGCCTTCCATGCGGACGATATCCACGCCCTGCTTCATGCCGCTCCGCAACTCTTTCAACACCGGAGCAATATATTCATCCATTTCCGCATTGATGGCATTCAGCCGGCTTCTAAATTCCGCATAGGGATTATCATAATTGGCTTCGATGATCTCACGGGCCAGCTGCGCCTGTTCCGCGTCCGGGAACCTCGCCTGGATAATATTCTCCACGGCCTGCTTGTACGTTTTGTCATTGTACGCCTGCAGGTTATCCATCTGCTCTTTTACAAGTTTGACAGCATTGTTTTCCTGCGCCAGCGTAAAGGCATCCAGGGACGTAGTTACGTTATCACGGATAGCTTTGCTCTGCTCGTCCTTCAGATCCAGCTGCATCAGCGTAGATGTTTTAACTTGGAGCATACCGCTCCCGTCAAGGCAGGCAGCCAGTTCTTCCCGGCTGACATTGTTCGCTTCGGCGATCTTATCCACAAGCTCGGCATTTTCTTTGGACAGTTCCCGCACGTCAATAAAACCATCTTCCATTCCGGCCATGCGGTTCTGCACGTCAAGGATGGTAGTGGCAGCTTCCGGTGCTTTGTTCTGCAGCTCCTTAATATTGCCTTTATTTTTCCATACACCGTCCAGCACTTCGTTATAGTGTGCATTCGCCATGCGTCCGATCAGCACTTTGTTGTTTACTACGTTACGCACGTTGCTCCGGAAGCCCAGTACGGCGCGGGTATTGGCAATAGGATTCATGCCAAAGCCGATTAAACCAAAGCCGCCGATGGCAGGCAGCGCTTCCAGCATCTGCCCGGTTGACGTAGCCAGGATGTCTTCCACGCTGGACAGATCTGCGTCCTTGCCTTTCAGCATGATTTGCGCCAGGTTTTCCAACAGCATATCTCCGGCGCTCTGCGTAAACTCTTCAAACGCTTCTGATCCCAAAGAGATAAAACCAGCCTTGCCAGCTTCCCGCAGCTTCAACGCTGCATAGTCACGGATGCCGGCCTTTGCCGCTTCAATGGTAGGACTTGTTTTAATAATCTGTGTCAAGGACTTGGCAGCGCTCCGTCCAAAGATAGCTTTGCCCATCTGGTTCAAAGACCACTGTTCCAGTGCGGCTTCGGTATAGCCTTGCGATAATGCCAGCCAGCTGGCCTGCTCCGGCGTGTACATAGGACGGCCCTGCGCGTCGGTTTTATTGATCAATTCTTCATACTGGTTCCCGGCAATGTCCTGCGCCATCACATAAGTGGACGCAATATTCCTGGCAATCTCGCCGGCTTTAGGACCGCCAATCCTTGTTGCCACAGCACCGGTAACCAATCCTGCGCCCTGGGATTTCACGATCATGGCCATGTTCTCTGCCGCGCCGCCTACCATAGCACCGACAACATTGCCGACGGTGTTATAGTTATATCTCGGCAGCGTGTTTAACTCGGCAGCGTATTCATCCAACTGCGCCTGTTCTTCTGCGGTCGGCAGCCGGTTCTCTTTCCGTGCCGCATTCCAAATGGCGCTCCGGCGGTCAGCGATCCAGCCGCGCCTTGCGCCGGCATACACGCTTCCGGCAAAACGGTAAAAGGCATTATCATAGACTTCATTGATAGACTTGATCCCGTCAATATTGCCCAATGCCAAAGCAGCTGCAGCCGTACCATACTTCTGCTGGACTTCGGCAAGGCCCGGAGTGTCCGCATAGATTTTAGCCATGTCGATATTCCCGTCTGCGTCCTGGTATTTTTTAAACTTGCCCATGCGCTCCACCCGGTCAGCTGCCAGCGCGGCCTTCTGGTACAATTCCCGGTTATGCGCAAAGGTGTTCTCGTCAATTTGTAACAAATTGGCAATGCGCTTTATCTCTTCGTTTTTCTTTTGCGCGCTGTAAAAGTAATTCTCATACAGTTTGGTATGCTCCAGCTCCGTGGCATTGCTCATGGAATGGATAACGGACTTTATGCCACGTTCCCACCCTTGCGGTGTGGCATAACTCCGAATCCGGTCAACAACCTGCTGGCGCTGTTCTTCGTTGCCGGCAAGATAGGTTACCACCGTATCACCAATAGCAGCAACAGGCCCTGGCAATCCGGTGGCCGGGCCTGTATTGCTTGCGTATTCTATCACGTTGTCTAATATAGGATTGTTCTTCTGTTCCGGCATTTCAACCGGAGCCATGACAGGATTCCCAGCCTCATCCGTGCCGGTCTGCGTCATGGCCGGTGCAGGCATGAGATTCTCTTTATCGTTATATAAATCATCACCATAGCTTTGCGGTCTGTTCAACGTACCAAAACTGTTATACATTGCCCGCATCTGATCATTGTCCATGTTATCACCCCGCATTAATAGCCTGCTCAACCGTCATGTTGTCGTTAATGATTCTCGCAAACTGTGCGTCCGTGACAGTAATCGTCCTGCCGTCACGCAGCGTCAGGTTCTTGCCGCCCATAGGATTATCCACCACGTCCATGATCCCGTGAGCAGCTGCCGTTGCCAGGTTAGTTTTTCTATTATCATTACCAAACAGTTTGCCGGGAACAGAATAGCTGATGCCTTCTGCCAACGCCTCACGGCCCCACTGTGCCACCGTAGCCCTGTCCGGATCCTGTCCGCCATGCTGGGAACGGTACGCGTTAATGTCATATATCAGTTTGGTTCTTACATTGCCCCAGGCAAAGTCTTTATCCTTGGCTTTGTAGTCAGCCATTACAACTTTTTCCATTCCGTCCCAATCATACTCAAACTGTCCTTTGCCTTTGTCATATTTCGCCAGCACGTCCAGCGCTTTTGCTTTGTCGCCCGCAGTAAAGTCGTTCTCCGGATTATCCATAAAAGCCAAAACAGCCGTCCGTGATACGCCATTGAGCAGCATACCGGTCAGCTTATCTTCCAGCAGCGGATCAGTCTTACCATTACCGCTTCTTGTACCGCTTGCGCCACCTGCCACTTTGGCATAGCCGTTTGCCATGCCAATCATTTTTTTGAACAGCTTTGGATCGTCACCTGCCTTTTGCATGGCAGCGGTCCGGTACACTTCCGGATCTGTTACGCCATTCTTATACATCTGGAAAAATTCATATTCCGTATCTTCCAGGGCCTGCTTGTCACGTTCTGCCTCAAAGCGTTTACGCAGATTGACTTCCTGCGTATAGGCAGCAAATAACCGCTTGCGATCTTCCGGCGTAGCCGCCTTGCCCTGCGGACGCGAAAAACCAATCAGCTTGTATGCGTCAAGTTTGATAGGCGCAAACCCGCTTGTCCCGCTCTGGTACACCATGCCGGTCTTTGCGTCATATATTCCCACATGGCTGGCATCATTATCACCGGCAGAATCCCAATAGACAATATCACCGTTGCGCAGCTTGCTCCGGTCAGTGAACGTGCGCCCTGCCGCTTTCTGTTCTTCCCATGCCGTAGGCGCCCAGGTGTTGATAGGTTTATACCCGCCTGCCATCAGCGCGGCATTGACACCCTTTGTGCAGGTGTTACGTCCCCAGCCTTCGCCCCGGTCCGACATTCCTTTAAACCACGAAACAGAAGATTCAGCGCTGCCATTGCCGCCAAACTCTTCAGAATTGATATAGTTATAGGCCGCTTCCATGTTATCACCGAATTGTGCGAAAATGCTTTTTGCTGTCACTTCCTGCATGGTAGACATACGGCTGGCGTATACGTTCTTTGCGTAGCCGGTCAGTGTGGCCGGATCCATGCTCCTGCCGTACAATTCAATATAGGACTCCGCCTTATCTATATCACCTTGGGCATAGGCACGATTTATAACCTGTGTGGCAATATTCGCTATGGCCTTTTTCTCTTCAGCCTTTATAACTTCTTCTCCCTGGCCGGCATACCGCATCCGCGTAGTAGCAATAGCTTCTCTCATGTTCTGATCCACCACGTCCTGCATGGTGTAGTTGTCCGCAGCGGTCTGCACGTTCAGCTCCAGCGCATTGTTAAATGTCACGTCCCGGTACGCATTGTACTGTTGCGTCTGGTGGCGGCGCACAAGCTCATGCCGTTGCATTGCACTGTTTTCTGTCATTCGGTTGAACACAAAGGAACCTTTAGCCGACAGGAATTTATATTGACTGCCCACTTCCTGCCGGATCTTTCGCTCTTCTTCCTCAAACTTTGCGGTAATCCCATCAGCGCCCTGCATCTTGGTATTCATAAGGCCGGTTTCCTGGTTATACAGTAAATCGTTCAACCGCTTGGTGTACTCGTTGCTGGCAGCCTGCACGTTCACAGAGTCGATTTGCTCCCCGGCAAAGTTAATGGCACCGGCAAGGCCCTGCAGGGAACGCGCCTGCATTGCGCCAGCTTGCCCGGTGTCATAGGCTTTTACTTCGCCGTTGATGTTATTCAGTTTTACTTGCGGATTGTATGTAGCTAATTTCATGTGTCACCTCTTCCAATACACGCCGTTCTGTGCCATAGTGTAAGGATTATATGCTTTTACGGAAGGCCCAAACGTCTGCGTAAGCCCCTGATATACGCCTTTGGTTACTGGCGTATAACCGCTAATTCCGTTCATGGCCGTGTCAAGTCCAGTCGCCCGCCAGCCTGCTGCTGTAGGTGTCTGCGCTGTCCCGGTTCCAGCGGCAGCGGACGAACCTCCGGAGCCTCCGCCCTTTAATCCATACATCGATGCAGCGCCACTCAGCAACGTGCCAAACATGGCCATGTTGCCAGCCTGTTTTGCCGCGCTTGCATTCGCCATGGCGGCGTTACCCTGGTTGCGGTAGTTTACTTCGTTTGTATAATTACTCCATTGGTCATTACGCTGATTGTCCAGCAGGTTATTCGTATCCTCGCTCCACGCTTCCATGCTCGCATTATACACGTCCAACGGACTGCCAATACCTCCTTGGATACCGGAAGCACCGGCCTGCGCCGTCTGCTGCCCAACAATTAACCGCCTGCGGTTATCCAGGTCCCTCTGCTGCTGGGCATACTGTTCCGCCTGGATCTCGCTCTTTTTGTTTTGGATCTTCGCATTATCGTAAGCCGCCTGGGCCTGCGCTTCATAGGCAGCGGCCTGCGCCCGGCTCTGCTGGTACTGGCTGGCCATGGATAGGCCCGTGGTTAAACCGGTCAGCGCCAAAGTTAAACTGCACATATCATTTCACCTCGCTTAAAATAAACGGTATAAACGGTTCTCTGTTTATCATTTCAGCCTCACAAAACTTTGCTCCCAGGTGTTTTATGTATCGGAGAGCCGGTTCGTTGCCGGCCCATATATAATTACACAGAGGCCCAACCTCTGCAATCCAACGTGTACAAAACTCTTTCCCGTAATGCACCAGCGCCCGGTTGTGCCGGTACGCTTTGTTGGTCCCCAGGAACCACACCGGCGTACATTTTGTCCCGTTCACGTCGATGATCGCCTTGCCTATGCCGGTTATGGCCAGCAGGTTGTCGTCCTTGTCCCGGACAACGTAACAGTAGCGGCTGTTGTCTATGCTTTCATACACCACCCTGTCAGGCGCCTCTTTCCCCAGCAGCATCTCTTCCGCGTCCGGTTTCCGAAGGTCCTGCAGCAGCTCATACACCAGCGGCACCCTTGCCGCCTTAATGCGTTTAAACTTAACCATTCGGCACCACCGCCCTGACAATTGAAGATATGCTTAACGGATATGGTTCATTGGATGTTACCACCACCCGGCCTTTATCGTTCACGCCGCCTTCGGTGATGTTCGGCACTGTGACGATCTTCTCGCCGGAATACAGTTTCACGTCCTGGCTGGGCGGCGGGATCGGCGGATTAAGCCCGGCCGGTACGACGGCCGCTTCCAGCTCCTTATATTTGATGACGTCCGTATGGTTCATGTTGATGCCAACGCGCCCGCCCAGGGACCGTTCCAGCCGCAGGATGACTTCCGCCACCTTTTTCCGGCGCCCCTGCAGCGTACCGTCACGAAGCATCATCTCTATGTTGGGCATCTCCCAGATAGATCTGTACGGGATCCCTATCACCCAGTTTTTGCACTTCACCGGCAGCGTAACGGTTCCGCTGCCATTCGCTTTAAGATTCGCTATATACCGGCCGTCTGCCAACACGTCCACGGTCTTATTCGCAAGCCACGCAGCCGTGATGGTATCGGTTGCCGTCACATTGTTTGCGTGGGCAGCGCAATCCAACAACACATAGCTGTGCGGATTATCGTCATGCGGATATTCAGATAGACGTTCCAGATAATTTGTGTTTCCCCGCTTAACAACAAAATACACGTCGTCATACAACGGAGTGCTGATCGTTTCGACGGCCCGGATCGTTCCATCTGTAACCATCCGGCACCAGGCGTATACGCGCTGCTCGTTTACATAAGTGAGGCAGGCAGCTGTTCCATCGTTCAGCACGAAAAATACCATGTAGTCCGGTTCCTGCCTATAAGCGGAATCCACAATATACGTGTCCTGTGTTATGTGTTTTGCCAGGATAGTCAGGTCCATGCCATCGTAACTGTCCGTTCCGAAATTATATTGCATGTCTCTGACGGTCTTTCCATGGCGCTGCACATAGATGGTCTGACCGCCAATCATCTCCGGCACCACGTCCGTGCTTCCGCGGCTTGTCTGTACCCGCGGGGATACATTTGTGGGCGTAACTGTTTCAGCTCCGTTGATGATCCACTCGTTGCCTTCTGTCATGATAATCAGGTCGGCATGGGCCAGCATGTGAAGAATCCGGTAATCCTTCCGGCTAATAAATGAAATGGCAACAGCACTGTCATCTGTCAGCGTACCGTTCACGCGCTCCGTACCGAAATTATAGTAATCCCCTGTGCGGCTCATCCATACCATGTAAGGCTGCCGGTTGTTGGCCGCAAAGCACAGCCTGTCCTGGAAAAACGTCACGCAGGACGGATACCCGTAAGCCCCACTCCATGATCCGAAGGACCAATCGTTGCTTGCGCTGGTGTTGATGAACCGTTTCTTAACGGTGGCCGTAACGTGTGTGCTGTCCGTGTATGCCGTTATATTGGCCCAGCCTTCATACGTGTACGGGAACCTCGTCAGGTCTGCAGTAAACGTACCGCTGGTCAAGTTTACATTTAGCCGGATATAAGTCTGATCATCAAACGTGCCGCTTTCTGTCACGTTAAAATCATCGTCACTGGAGTAACTCCGCAACGTCAACCATGTGTCGTTGTCATCACTATACTCAATAGTAAACGAACCTTTCCATGTTCCGTGAGAAATTACCTTCCATCCCGCCGGGCCTGCCAGCAAGCTGCCGCTTGTACCGGAAGAAGATCTGCTCACTGTATCCGCGGAAACATTCTGCCGCAGCATAATCTGGTTCCCTACCTGACCGGAAGAGAACACGCCACTGCTGGCCGTCAGTGTTACGCTGCCGCTTCGTGCGGAAGGAGTTATGGTCACTCCGTCCGTCATGGTGGTGGTGTCAAAGTATCCAGGCGAAGGTGCAAAGTCTGACAGGTTACTGAACGTATCCGTCCCTGTACGTTTCAGTATCTGCACTGGATGACTTCCGGACGCAATAAACATCACGTCAGCGGACTGGGCGAAACGCAGTTTGTACAATTCATCTGCCACAAATGGTGTGTTCTTGTTGGTTATCAGAGTGCCGCCTTTATAAATGTACACCTTCAAGTTCGTAAAAACTAACAGGTAACTTGTGGACGCATCCAGGGTAAACTCCTGCAGCCGCACCTTCCCGGAAGCTATGTTGTCAACATGCTCTGTTCCCGGCCTGCGATACGCAGATCCATAAGGACGGATAAAAACATTCTCCGCCTGCAGCAGGGCGCTCTGGTATTTGTCCAGGTCGACACGGCTGGCAACGTCCGGGCTGATCTCGCCGGCAGCAAAAGAAGGCTGAAGCATATAGATTCTTCCATCTGCCATCTTTTACCACCTCGCTTTAAAGTATTTGCTGGGATAATCCGGCACTCTGTTACGCTCTCCCATCATGGTAAACTTTGCCTCTTGTAAGATGCCGCTTCCCTGCGCCTGCATCTGTTGGGCCAGGGATTCGCTTCCGGTCAGAGGCACACAGATCGCGGCTGCCAGGTAATAGCTTAACGCCTGGGAAAAATCTGCGCTGAACAGATCCACGTCCTTGGCGTCGTATGTGTATTCCAGCCACGCGTCCTCATAGTTCGACACAATGGCTTTTTGGTTATCGTTAACCAGCACTTCGTCGTAGTCAGTCGGTAATTTCTTTTCCAACAAAGGCCAGGTATGATCTTCGTTATAAACCTTGCGCACCGCCACGCAGTCCGGCGGGTACGCGTAAGTGTATTTCCATCCGGGAGTCTTAACGTCCAGCTCTGATAATGATTTATATTTTTTTGCAAAGCTCCAGGTATACGCCCGCAGCAATACATGGCGCTGCAGGTCGTAGTGCATCCGGCACGTCCTTGCCGCCTCGGTGTCCTCGTTTATGCTGGCGATCTGCTCACGTCCGATGTGGTTCAGCGCCAGGTTGCAGATGTCGGTAATGTTCATGGTCTTACCTCATTTCTAAAAAAGGGACGGAGAAGCTCCGTCCCTTCGTGTTTAACTGATGTCATGCAATGTCTGCGTCCAATACCAGGGCGGCCGTGATCACAGCGTCGCCGGTGATGGATGCGGAACCGGTCAGCAGCAGACGTAAGTATTTCAGCGCGCCTACGGGTACGCGGGCCACTACTACCTTGCCCTGGGAACCGGATGCCACAGTATAGCTGGCCAGCGTTACTACGCCGGAGCCGAAGCCTTCCGCGTCACAGGTCTGCAGGTCGATGGTCAGGTTGCCGCCGGCAGTGGCAGCGCCGGTCACCAACACTACCAGCCACGGCGCTTCATTGGCATTGCCGCCGCCGGTGTTTTCAACTACGTTGTCGGAAGCAGCCGACGTGGTGCCGTAAGTGGAAGCCGCTTTCTTGTCCAAAAATAAGTTACCAGCATCATAAATCATGGTTTATATCCTCCTTTGCTCACTTTCCTGAAGATCAGGTAAACTGGGACTCGTTGTTGACCATGCAGTCCAGGCGGACGACTTTCATGCCGTCGAAGCGCAGCACCGGGATGCCGCTGGACAGGTTCTCAATGGTAACGTAAGTGTTGCTCTTATCCAGCAGGTACAGTTTCAAAGCGGTGTACAGTTCGTTGGAAACGTACATCACGCAGCGTTCCGGATGACGCATACGGTCATGGGCGGTAACGATACCTTTGATGATTCCCATCTTCTGCGCGGCGGTGCCGGTGGTCAGATAAGAGGACAGGATGTTGCGGACAGCGCCAGCGCCGCGGTAGTCACGGCAGGTTAGGCCGCATTTCCACTTGAACAGGGAAACCATCGCTTCAAAGCGTTTATTGCTGGCGTCATAGATGGTGCGGCGGCCCAGGTCCTCATGTACCAGGCCTGCGGTAGCTTCACGCGGATAGATGCCGGTGGTCGCACGATCGCCCCACTCTACCAGGAAAGCAGAGGTCATGCTGGAAGCAGTGGTGCCGCCTGCGTCGGTAGTGGTGTAGCCCTGGGCGGTAACGGTGTTCACGCCCATGATGCGGTGCCGGATGTCCAGGCCGTTGAATGTATCCGGATCCAGGTCGGTGTTACCGTACATGGTCATCTTTGCTACCTTCTGGCCGAAGGCTTCGATAAAAGCCTTGTCCTCGCTGCGGCGGAATGCTTCCTTGTCCGGAGCCAGAGCCAGCAGCTCTTCGTCCACTTCGGACCGTGCTTCCAGAATCACGCTGGTGTCCACGATCTGTTTAGTGCTGGATTTTTCCGGGGAGATACCACGGTTGATGTAGCGCACTTCTACATCCGGCAGCGCGCTGCGCAGCGTGGTCTTGTTGCCGGTCAAGAGATTGCCTTCCATCCAGGTCATATCATCCAGGATGGGGTTGGATTCTGCAAGGACTTCAATGATCATATCAATGTAGCCCTGCGGGTTCATACGTTTTCTGTAATCGTTCAGCGTTAAAGCCAAAGATCCTACAGTCGCCATGGTTCATTCACTCCTTTTCTTAATCACTTCATGTTGCTGTTTGGGTACCAGGTTTCGTCCTCTTTGGTCGCCCCGGTTCCCGTTACGTTGACAAGTTTTCCCGGGTCGGCCATAACCAGGCCGCCCAGCATTTCAAATGCCCTTATGACTTCAATGCGGTTTCCCGCCCCGGTTTCGTTCAGGGCCTGCCGGATACCGGGTACCACCTTTTCTACGGCTTCGATGCCCGCTCCGGCTTTGGACATTACCGCATTAAAGTTTGCTCCCATTTCCGCCCTGGCAGCTTCGCCCCACTGGCTTATTTGTTCATTAAGCTGGCCGCGCACTGCGTCCGCCACCTGCTGTGCATACTTGATGCCGTAGGCTGCCATCTGGTTCGCTTGCTCGTTGGTCAGGTTCATAGATCTGGACAGATCAGAAAATTCCTTGGTGATCTGCTCGTCCATCTCCACGCCTTCCGGAATGGTCGCTGCAAAATCATACGCCTCCGGTGCTCCTGTCGGTGCAGGCTGCTGTTGCGGCTGGCCGCCCAGCATGGTCCCCTGCGGTGCCGGATTTGTATTGTCGTTTGCCGGTGCCGCCGGCTGCGGGTTTGTTTGTGCCGCGGGCTGCTGATCCCCACCCTGCGGCTGCTGCGCATTCATGTCATTGTTGGCAGCAATGTTGTCGTTATCCATCATTTGCCTCCTTGTCCTCGGCCAGCTTCAGCGCCTTCTCTTCAAACTCCATCAGCTCTTCCTGTGCGGAATGCAGCTGACGGATCCCCTCGACGCCTAACAGCCGTTTAATGTTGGCGTATATATCCACAACCACAGACCGCCTGCCCTCGTTATAAAACGTGGCGCTGTTACCGGTAAAAGCGCTTGTGGTTAAGCCCTCGTTTTTGAGGAGTCGTGCTATAAACCAGCGTCCTTCCTCACTTTTCAGCAGCGTTTCCAGCGCCGCTTTGTCCTTGTCTGCGATGGCCTGCCGCACAAATTTCTGCCGGTCGTTGCCGTCGTAGTTGCTTCTGTAATATTTACCCATCAGACTGCCCCACTCATACCTAACAAGTCAGCCAGCGCCGGGTTGCCGTCATTGGCAGCCTCGGTCGCATTTTTCGCAGCCTGTGCCAGCTCCGGCATAGCCTTGGCCATCTGTACAGCCTGCTGTTCCTGTTGCGCCTGTTGCAATGCCTGCTGCTCCTGCTGGATCAGCAGCTGGACCTCTTCTTCAGGCCGCCGCATCTTGGCGGGCGCTCCCAGCATGTCCATGTACTTCGCAACGGTCCCCAGCGGATCTATGGTCTTTAATGCGTCCGGCCAGAACTGTGCCATCTGCGCGATAAATGCTATGGCCTGCTCGATGTTCACCAGGCCGCTCATCTTTTGCGCCTGGGCCAGCGGGCTGATGTACTCGATCTTCACGTCCTCATCCGCCACCAGCATTTCAATCTCCGGCGGTATCGGCGGGAACACGCCCGCCCGGTCAAGGATGTTGTACGTCCGCTCCAGGATAGGAGTCAGGTATTCTTCCTGCAGGCGCTCCACAACCGGCCCCAGCTGCTGCAGTTTTTCCTGTTGGCGCTCCACGATCTCCCGGGCCGTCATATTGCTGGTGGTGATGGAATCCAGCATCAGGAACAGGTCAGCACTGTAGGCACGTTTGATGGAATCCTCCGTCCGGATGATCTCTTCCGCCAGGTGCGGCATGTCCAGCGCCACATTGAACAGCGGATCCACCCTGCTGCCTGGTGCCGGCAGTTTGGTAACGCCGCCCGGAATCAGGTTTATACCTTCGGCCATGACGTCAGCCGTGGCCGTCAGCGGCGGTTTTACGGACAGCTCCACGGCCGTCAGATAGTCGCGCTTCATGATCTGCAGCGACTTGGAATCGCCCAGCGCATACCAGCCGGGGCCGTAGCCATACGGCTTATTACCGTTGGTCAGGTACCTGCCGCACGGCACCGGGAACTCTTCAAACCCGCCGACGTACAGCCACTCGTCCGGACCGGATCCATCCATCCAGTACATGGAGACGTACGGCATGTTCAGCCTGCCGATCCGTCCCGGTATGGCCTGTGCATTCGGCTGGACGATCCACCACACATAGCGCGTCACGTTGTCCGGTACGCACCCCCCCTTCAGCTTCAGCTGCTCGGTCAGCGGCAGTGCTTCCACACCAAAGGTGTCGATGATCTGCTGCATCTTCATGGGATACCTGCGGCAGAATGTATTCACCTTCCCGTCGCCGCCCACGTCGATGTAGTAGGTGCCGATGGTCTGCGCCTGAAACCGGACGCCCTTCTCCGTGTCAGGAAAGACGGCCAGCGGTGCTTGCCCATACGGAAGCTCAAAATAGCTGGAATGGATAGCGTTATAAAAATTGCTACCGGCCAGGATGGACTGCATGATGTCCTGGCGCTCATCCAGCACCTGACCCGCCTGCACGTTCTCGTTCAGCTCCGAATTGTTAAACTGAAATTTGAACCACTGCCGGGATGGCGGAGTCAGTCCGGACATGATGCCGGCGGCAAAGATCTGGCAGGATGCCCACGCCACGCCCTGCGCAATATGCAGATCACGGCGCCTGCCCGGATAGCTGTCGTCGCCCTGACGCTTAAAGTCACCCACAAAAGGCAACTCGTAATTCCGGATGTCGATCCACTGGTCCTCCCAGCGCAGCCGCTCCTGCCGGAGCTGTTCCACGCGCTGCAGGACCTTCTGCTTGTCAGGCCAAAAGTCTTTTTTTACTTCTACGTCTGCCGGCCTCATATCGCCCGCCGGCCGGGCCAGCAAAGTATCCATAGATCACCCCAGCGTCTGCCGTGCGCCGCCCTGCGCAGTATCGGTCAATACCTCACGGTCTGCTGCGCTCCTTGTGGATGCGTAACCGCGTTTCCTGCGCTGTTTTTCCGCGTCTGCAGCTAACCTGTCCGCCTGCGATCCGGTGTCCGTAGGTGTGATGGCCGTCGGAGCCGGAGCTACTTTCTCAACCTTTGGGGAGGATTTGCTCCCACCAAATAAGTTTCCACACATAGTTTTTTACCTCGCTTTCAGAAACTGTATTCCACGTTGGCCGTCTTTGGCCGACTGTTGAAACCGAAATCATAATTTGTATTTGCCACGCTCACCTGGTGCCGGCCCGGCGCTTTGACTATCGGCACCGCAAACGTCAGCGCCAGGCTGTCCGCCCGGTCCGGGCTGTGTCCGGTCAGTGTTTTTATCTCTTCCTTCGGTTGCAGGATGATCTTGCCGGATGGCGTGAACTTGTATTCCGTTACCGTCAGCTCCGTTTTCAGATCCGGATCGTCCGGTATCGCGCCGCCCTGGCGCATCCACTCCGCCGTCTTGAAATAGATCTCCGCCCGGATGTTTGCGTACCGGTCCTTGTCAATGGCAGCGCCCTGGAAGTTAATTTCAAAGACATTCGTGAAACCCATCTGCCGCAGCCGGTCTATCACACCGGCTCCCATGCTCCCGCCGTCGATGATGACGCCGTCCGGCTTGCGCTGGTTCGCATAGCTTGCCACCACGCTGGCCACCACCATGGTGTCCTGTCCGTGTACCTTGATCTGTTTGTCGCACCACAGGCCCTGCCGGAACGTGATATAGGTGTCGTCGTCACCAAAGCGGGCAACGTCCACGGCCATAATAAGAGGCAGCCCCTGCACCTGATCCTGCGTTATGAGCCTTGCCGCCGATTCCGTAACCAGATCTATCGTGATAACCACGTTTGACGCGCTGGCCGTAAAATCACACAGCAGCTCCTGCCGGACCTCGATATCGGTCATTTCTTTTTTCATGTCCGTTATCTGCTGTTCCGTCAGGACGTCTGTCTCATCCACCCGGTACCGGCAGACAAAATACCGGTCATCTTTTAACGCCTTCAGGTATCTGTCGTAAAACTGATTTTGCCCCTTTGGCGTCCCAATAAAATACGCAAATCCGTTGCGGTCCGTTAACGCCGGGACAATAATCTCGCCGTATACGTTCTGTTTAACCTGCGCGTATTCGTCCAGCACGCAGCCGTCCAGGTAAATGCCACGCAGCCGGTCCGGTTTGTCGGCTCCGACGATCATGATCTTGGCACCGGGGCTGTCTTTGTACAAGGACGGTAACTCCACAAAAAGATCCGATTCATTCACCTTTACGCCCGGAATCGCCTTTGAGTAATACTTCAGATATTCCCAGGCTATCAGCTTCGCCTGGTTCCGGAACGGCCCCAGGTAGCAATACTGCGGCGCCCGCTTTGTATTACAGGCCGCCTTCCGGATCAGCTCGTTTACGCACAGCACAGTTTTCCCAAACCGCCGGTGGCACACCAGTACGGCCCGGTTCTTTTTCTCCAGCGCCGGATGGATCACGTCCCGGCAGATCGGCCGCGGATAATACGGGATCACTGCCTCGGTCATTGCGTCACCTTCTCATCCTGACTGTTCATCCAGCGGATCGTCAGCGGGCCGCCGCCATTTCCTGATACTTCCAGCTTTTCTTTCCGGCTCCAGGCGTCCGGCTTCCGGTTGGCCAGCCAGAACTCCTGGGCCTTCTCGTTAGCCGGAATGGCTACATCTTCCTCGGCTGTTTCCAGGTGTTCTTTTTCGCAGCGTTTCCCGTTGGCATCGTAGTAAACTTCTTTTACTTTGAACGCCTTCCGCACGGTGATCTTCCTGTCGAAGCAGGAATTATACAGCGCGTTTTCGACCTTCCGGTCCGCAACTTCTTTTCCTTCGCGTAATGCCTCCGAAATCTCCGTGTATTTGTTTTTCCAGGCATAGAACGTGGACGAACATATGCCCATCTTTTCTGCCAGCTGTTCATCGGAGAGGCCGTCACGCGCCCATCCCTGTAGCCGGACCTTGCCTTCTTCCGTCAGCCATTCCTGGTATTTACCTTTGCACATGCAGCCTCACCACCTTCCCTGGTGGGCGCAGCGGCCCCGGCAGGAGGTCTGACCGGTGGCGTAGCGGCCGCTTAAACGCCCAAATAAAAAGAGACCGGCTTTATGGGCCAGTCCCTTGTGATAACACTATAACACGATTTTTGGTTGTTCCATTGAACAAATGGAACTAAAATTCCAAATTCTTTTTGGCGGCTATTAACGCAGCCGAAATTAAAAATTCTTTGCGCAGTTTAAAATACAGCCCGTCGCTGATGTTCTCCATGATGCAGGTCCGTGTCCATATCTCCCGGCGTTTATACCGGCGGACCATCGCTTTGCCGCAAAGTGAATGGCGGTATTTGCCCCAGTTCTCGCGGGCGACTTCCAGCCACGCGGCAGGATCGTCATAGCCCATGACAGACACGACGTTCTCCAGGCGCGCTATGGTTTCCCTGGCCGTCGGATCCGCGCTGTTTTTCGCGTCGGCCACCCTGGCAACACGCAGCTCGCTGACGATCCGCTCCAGCTTCGGTTCGTCATAGAACAGTTTGTCAAAGAATTTTTCCTGCTTTTTGGTCAACACGGCCATAGGCTATATCCTCACCAAAACCACCTTACCACCAGCGCCACTGCCGCCCAGAACCCGGCCAACGCAATAGTTACCAGTACAACATCGATATTCATCACATCACCGTCACGTTTCTCATTAAAACCGCATTGCGCCAGGATTCCAAAATCACCAGCACACATTTATCCCCATCGTCCTGATCGGAAATAATTTCATAGGCCTTCCCATCAACCCGCAGGTTCGTCAGGTATCTCTGCATGGCCTGCCTGTTTGAAAACTCCATGTGTTTGACAACCGCCGCCTTAACGATTTTCATTCTTGCACCTCATCGTAAACTAGTATGTGGTTGTTTTAACCACTTCTCCCATGCTTTTTTTCTATCTGTGCCATATGGACATATTTTAGAACAATTAGTATCATCCCAATATTCACAAATGGAACAGATTTCGCCTGCATCACGCAACCACTCTGCCAATTCTTCCGTTGTCATAGACTTAATCCATTCTTCGTTGGTCTGCACTTCGTTTTCACGCCACTGTCCACAAGATTCCATATATTTCGTAAATTCGTTGTTGATTTCTCCTTTGCCGTTACATATTGGACATATCATTCCTTATGCACCGCCTTTAACCACTCTTGCACAACCTTTATTTCTTCCTCATCACTTCTCACAAAACATCGCTCTCGGCAATCCCAACGGCATATATCACATAGCGAACCATTGATAAATTTTTTAAGAATAAACTTTGCCTTTTCTTCCGTAGACAAATTACAGAACCATTCTTCGTTGGTAATCGGTTTGCCCTCAACCCTAACCGTGCCTGTGCCGTGACAATCAGGGCAATACATGGTAAATCCGTGTTTATCTTCTCGTACTCCTGTGCCTTTACATTTTGGACATTTCATTCTTACACCCCATTTTTAAGTATTTTTCGTGTGAATAAAACTCGCTCGGTATCATAACTAACCTATTGATTCTGTGCCGTTTTGCGTAGGTGTATCGTGGTACAAGTTTAGTTTCCAATCGCACAAACCATGCGTGTTTCATGTTTATTGCGTTGGTCATTTTGCTACCTCACCAAACATAAACTTTCTTCTCTGCATGGCTTATTAAGAACCCCCTAATGCTTACTCCGCAACCACCATGCCAAATAAACTCATAATCGGCAAAACCATTCTCTTCTGCCTTTTTAAAAAATTCTCTTATGGTCATTCTGCTACCTCACAATCTCTTTCCCACCAATAGACTTTTGCAGGATTCTCTTTCTGTTCCTTTGCATCTTGCTTTGCTATGTATTTAATTACTTTTTCTTCTTCTTCCGTTGTCGGTATTGGATTAGGATAATAATGTATCATTCTGCCACCTCACTCCCAACCCACCGATTCCATTCTTTTATGGCATCAGCAGGATTATCATAATATTCATCGGTAATCCGTCCACAGTTTTCACATTGTACGCACCATCCAAATCCCTTTTCGTGGTAGACAGTTGCACTCCATCCACAGTTTCTGCATGGTTTAATTCTTGATATTCTTGCATCGGTCATTCTCTCACACTCCCTACTAAAACATATCTCCATCACCAAAAAGCGGAATTAAATCTTGACTTTCTTCCGTGTATTTCTTACTCCCATGTATCCACCACTCGTACATATCGTCACCATTCTTCCAATTCTTTCTGCCCACACCATCTGCAACCGCTTTGTCAAAAGCTCGTCTGCAAGCTCGTCTGTAATTGTCTGCATATTTCGACCATCGTTCTGCTTCTTGCTTTTGATGTGTGCTGAACGGACACATAATGCAACCGATTCTTTTAAATCCCTCGTCATACAACTTGCAATACGGAATGTTGAACATCTTTATGTATTCCCATACTTCTGCTTCCGTCCATTGAATGATTGGGTGAATGTATTTTTTGTCAGCATACCTTGTGCAAGTTTCGACCATTCTCCGTTTGGCTCGTCTGCTTGATTCCTGCCAACGGATACCAGTTACAACTATGCGACCTCTCCCCCCCCTTCTTTGAGAATATCGCAACAGTACCGCATAATGCGTGTTGGTGGCATTCGCTTTTCAACAATTAATTGCCACATTGACTTTTTAGGTTTTGTGCGTGTTTCCCAAACATCAGGGTGATATTGTTTGATAAACTGTATCAGTTCGGGTGGGTCAACTGTTGTCAAATTGTAGTGGGCATCGTATTTAACTCCTGCTCGTTTGCACAAATCAAGAACAACGCAACTGTCTTTGCCACCACTAAACGCAACATAATACCCTTCTTTGGGTTCGTAATGTCGCAACCTTTCTATTGCCCTATCTATTTTGTTGACTTCCCCTAACAAAGTTTGTTCTATCAGCATTTCCTACTTCTCCCATATGATTACTGTGGCACTTCCACCTTGCATTTCAACCACCTGCGACCGAATTGCCAGCACTCCTGCTCACTTTCCATGAAGATGTCCAGCTTATCCGTGAATCCCCCGCCGAATCTGTCCGTGATTACCAATACTCTGCCATCAGGAAGCGTGACCCGTGAGCCGAATGGCAAATGGTCGGCTGCAGCCATGCCGACGGCAGGATATACACCGCTTGCGGTACGATTCCCGGACCAAGTGTAGGCCGAACAATTTAGGGTCTGCCAAAACACGGCGATCAAGATTAATGCTTTCATTTTTTATCCCCCACATACGGATACCACTTGCCTTTTAATTGTTTTTTATACAACTCTGCTCTGGATTGAATCACGCTGTGCGGAACATCGCACTTGCCTAAATTCATGTCAAATATTTCGTCCGGTGTTTCCAACACAGCGTAACAGTAATCACTCATGTATAACCTCGTTAGCTTTGCTTCGCCATATTTGTATGGTTCCATAAGAAAGACTCGTTCTAAATTGACGGTAACCTTTTCACCGTCATGATTGTGTAGGTCTAAAAAATTCATCTTTTCCCTCCTGCTTTCTGGCGCTTGCGTACTCTGTCCCGCAGTATTCGCATTTGTTTGACCGCAATGGTGCGCCACATTTTTCACAGGTTTGCGCGACCGGTTTATCCTCGCGGATCTCTTGCGGGAACAATCTCCCCATCCCTATAACCGGAACACCCATTATCCATACCTCCTGTCGCAGTCGCACATATAAAACCGGTTGTCCCGTTCATATGTCCCGGATCCGTGACACTTCGTACACCCAGGGCTGTACTTTGGGATATAAGTCCGCCATTTGTCCTTCAGAAAGTTCTGCGGCATGGCAATGTATTTCTGTTCCGTCTTTTCTCGTTTGCACTCGGCCGCATACTTACGCCCAGCCATCACCAGATCACCCGGAGAGGCACCCGCAGCTACGGCCGTAACCCAGGCTACCTGCACGTCACGCAGCGCGCCCTGCCTCCTCGGATACTCCGCCCGGAACAGATTGAATGCAGCTGGGCTTTCCATGAGATATAAATCCATTCCATCCAACGACGCCGGACGTTCATTATCCGGATCCGGTTCTGCGTTACCCACATTGTCAGAGTTATCCACAGGGTTATCCACAGTTTCAGCTATATCCAAACTACTTGTACTCTGTTTATTGGATGGTATATTATCTAACCTATCCTTACCTAACCTAACCTCGGTATCCATTTGGTTGTCACTTGGTATACCACTGGTATCCATTTGGTTGTCACTTGGTTTCAGTAAATATCGGCCGTCCGTATCCACCGTTAAAAGAGCATATTCTTCCTGGTATACCGTCTGGTGGTACCGGTCCTTCCGTACGGAATTGTTTACGTTCCAGAGCATGTCCACCGTAACACCGGAATCAAAAATATAAATAAATCCGGCATTAATTAATTCGTTTACATTTTCCTGGGTAGCGCCCACCATCCTCCGGATTGCATTGATCCGGTTTGTAAATCCGTCATCGTCCGCATTCAGTCCGATCTGCAGATACAGCAGCTGTGTGACCGGCTGCATGTCCATAAACTTATCCGACGAAAAGACTGTCGTCGATATCATCCTGCGACTTGCCATCTCTCCGCCTCCTAAAATAAACTCCTGATACTCGTCAGGTACGGCCGTATATCATCCACGCTGCGGGCCAGTACATAGATCCCGCCGTGCGCCTTGCAGATTCGTTCAAACTCCACCTGGTAGGCGCTCTGTTTCCCTGTCTTTGTCTTGACCTCTATGTACAATGTCACGCCGTCTTTTAAGGCCGTCAGATCCGGGAAGCCCTTCCGGCACATCGGCCCCTGCTGGTGATAGGTGACGTCCCATCCATCCAGGCGCAGCACGTCCACTATGGCCCGCCGGATGAGTGTCTCCGGTTGCGTCTTTTTCGCGTATCCCTGTTGTAGTACCATGCTTATAACCTCACGCTGCTGTGTGATCAAACAAATTCCCCTGGGCGCGTTGACCGTCAACATAATAATTGGCCGCCTCTATCAGCGCCTCCAGCTTCTCCACGCACTCCGGGCGCAGGCACATCTTCTGCAGCACTTCGTCGTCATAGTTCCCTTCGCTGTACGGTTCAACCGGTTTGTTAGGCGTGTTAAGGTTCAGCGGCGCGTTGCTGTATTCCAGTTTCATCCTGGCCGTGATCGTGGCACCCATCGTCTCCTGTTTACCGCCGTAATTCAACGAAACGCTGCGCACATCTATACGCTGCAGATAATCTTCCGGCAGTTCGCAAAGCAAGCGCGCTTCTTCCCGCAGCTCGTCAAAAGCCACTACCATATCCGGGCGCGGCAGCTCGTTGCATTTCATGGTGTACTTATCCGTGTAACCGTCTCCTTCTTCGTAATGCAGCTCTACCATTACACCGTCAAACTTAATCTTCGTAAAACGTCTCGGCATTTGTACTCCTCCTTATGCACGTATAGCCGGGACCGCTTCCGTAGCCCCGGCGTAACAATTTAGAAATCTATGATTTGTTCTGCCGGCACCGGCTCTCCCATGAACATCTCCTGGGCCGTCCCTTCCGGTATCGTCGTGGTAGGCGTCTGTTCCGGCAGCTGTGCCGGTTTTTCTACCGGTGTGTCAATCGTTACCGGCGTTTCTTCATCGTCCACAGTACCTGCCGCAATATTCTGCGCAATCTGTATCGTCTGTGCATCCGCCCGCTGGTAGTCGATGGACATCAGCCCCCACTTGCTGATCATACGGCGCAGCACCGTCTTGCAGGCCATCGCGTCGTAGTTATCGTTCCAGATGGCCGGGCGCCCTTTATTGCCCTTCCGGAATTTCTGTTCATGGGCATCAATGGCATTCACGGACATGTAGATTTTCTTTTCAAACCCATTTACCAGCCGGAAATATCCCAGGTAACCGATCACCGGCAGTTTCTCCCGCTGTACCTCGTCCTGGATCCATTCCACTTCCACATCCTCGGTCAGCCGGTCGAACTTCTTCAGCTCGCCTTCCCGGACGTCCACCACATTCAGTTTTTCGTAGGCGCCGGTGCGGTTTGCCAGCTGGATCATTCCTTTGTAACCCAGGATAAACTGGGCCTCGTTCTTTCCAGTCTTGCTGGACCAGAACGGTACCACATACGCGAACCCAAGTGCCGGATCAATCGGCAGGTTATAGGCCGCAGCCTTCAGCGCGCTCTGCATTACGGATATAGGCGAATCGAAAAACGCTTTCATGAGCGCCGGATTCCCGTTGATCATACTCACCAGGCTGCCCATGAAGGACGGCATCCTCTTACCCAGCAACTCTTCGAAGCGCGGCCGCAGCTTCTCACTGTCAAGCATGGACTGCAGGATCCCTGCAACGGACTGTTTCGCCGCCTGCTGCATCGGCGCATTGCTTACTTCCGCCTTTTTTAAAACTTCCTTGCTGTTTGTCTTTGCCATTTTTTATGCCTCCTCTTATACTTTTTTACGCCCTGAATACTCTGACAGGTTTTCCAGTCTTGCTATACTTTTCGTAAATGTCAGGCAATTCGCTTTTCAGTTTTTTGCTGTCGATTGTCGTACGACCGGCCTGCGTTTTCCAGGTAACTTTATTCCCGGTGATCGTAGCCACTTCAAAGTCCCCCATCGCTTCCATGATCTGCTGCTTGTACTGTTCCTTCGCTTTTTGGGCTTCCTTCTCCGCCTTTTCAAAATGCTTCATGCGTTCATACGCTATGATCATCTCCGGCTGTGTAAGCTCCAGCGTCTCCGGCCTGCCGCCCGGATTCATGGCAGCAATGGTTTCCCCGGCGCTCTTGCTTCCGTCCGGAGCCGGCGGCGTCTTATCCTGGACCAGCTTCCAGAAGGACTCTCCCGCCTTGATCAGCTCGTCGATCTGCGCCTGGTTCCGTTCTACCGTCGTCCAGCGGGAATCGTTCCCGCCGATCAATACCGCAATGTACCAGCGGTCATACCCGGTCACGGCCATGTACCACTGGCACTGCAGGTAGTACATATCCGGGATTTCATCCTCGCCCCAGTATTTCGCCTGATCCACGCCGGCCGTCTTGATTTCAAGGCCGGCCTTCTCGCCGACCACTTCCCGGTCCACGTTGGCCAGCATCCACGGATACTCGCAGCTCTGCATCATGCCACGGCGCCGTACCTGTTTCCCGGTTTCTTCCTCAAACCAGGTAGCAATATTTGCCTCGTTCATCATGCCCCAGTAAACTCTCATATTTTTAGAGAGATCCTCCGGCGGCAGCTGGCCGGTCTTTTCCGCCCATAATGCCAGGGCGCTCTTCCAGGGATTCACTCCCAGGATAACGCTGGCGTCGCTTCCGCCCAGCCCACTGTTGCGCAGCTTCAGCCATGCCTGTCTATCCTTCATTTCTTCAATGGTCATTATCAGTTTTGCCATTTTGTTTTGCCTCCTTTACATATTCCCACCAGTGTCTCCGGATCCGCATGCCCCGGACAATATTTTCCTGTTCGTTCATCGCTGTAATAATCGCGTCCTGTTCATTGTGCGCTTCCACTTCCGTTTCCAGTTCGATTGTGCAGCCAACTTTGTACCTCATAACATCCTCCATAAACACGGCCTGCGCTTGTGATAGTTTTACTTCTTCTGCTTTTCTGCGCCTGGTTGACGTTACGACAGGCCGTGTGATATAATTAATTGATGTTATAATTAGTTAAGTCCTATATCTCTTGCCGTTGTCTGTTGGCGCAGTCAGCGGTCTTTTTTTATGCCGCATTCCACGGCAAGCGTGGCTGCTTTTAAGTGTATGCACCGGAAGCAATTCCTGTTCCGGAGTGGCCTGCTCTCGTTAGTCTTGCGCTTGGTGCATCCAAACTGTCTGTCGCAGTTCCGGCACAGCCAGGCTTCCTCGCAGAACCCCGGAACCGCAGGGCATCTCCCTCCGATATCACTCATCTTCGTCCTCCGGTTTCACAACCGTCCGCATGGTGACACTGCTGATCTGCATATTTTTTGCCGGCCGTTTCTGGAAAATTTCTACGCAAGTTTTTACAAACTGTATCTTCAGGTCGTCATCCAAATCGGTATAATACTTTTCAACCATGTGAATTATCAGGTCTCCTATAATACATTGCTCGCCCTTAATTATTCCTTCCGCCTTGTTAGTTTCTTCCGATGCAGAACAGAATATTGCAGCTACGTCCTCCGGGACCGTAAGAGTACACCCGTTTTTAAATTCCACAACTTCCATAATTACCTCCCTATACAAGCTCCTGTGATTGCCCAGACAAGGGCCTCTACTGCTATGAACATCATCACGCTGGCCGCCAGCGTAGCGTATACGATATCCTTATTCACGCGCCACATATCAGATCAGCTCCTGTGCTACCATCCTGCCAAAATCTGCAAACGCGTCAGCCACGCTTGCGCTCATCCTGATCTCTGCCATCCGGGTTACCAGCATCTCACGCAGATGGGCTTTATACATCTCCACATTCACGTCGGCAGGTATCTTTGTTAATCCCGGCCTCGGAACCTTGTCCGGAACCGCTTCGTCCGCAACCTTCAGGTCCTCATACCATTTGACAGGCACTTTCTCCGGGGCCGGGCCGTCATCCAGCTGCGCGATTGCCGCGTTGATATCTCCGATACTGCACTTCAGCCCTTTCGCCAGCTTCTGCTTTGTGCCGTCCAGGATTGTGCCGCCGGCCTTGATCCGGTTGATCGTCGTGTAGTTGATTCCTTCGTTTTCTGCCAGCTGCTTCATGGTCAGCCCCACTTCCGGCAGCTTCTTTTCAATAAATTTATACAGGCTCATCTTTTACCTCCCCATACGCCGGTGGCAGGAACCGCCACGCTATCACGTTACTGTTCATTCCGACACGCCACATGCCGTTCATGTAGTAACCGATCACCAGGTTTTTCTGCCCCTTCTTGTTTTGTGTGCAGCACAGCACCCGGTCCTCATCCGGAGGAAGCGTTTCCTCTACCGGCACCCACTCCCGTAACGGATCCGGTTCGCCCTTCATCTGCAGCTGCTTCAGGCAGGTTACGCCTTCCTCTGCCAGCCCGTCCTTGACGTCCTTCGGTGACACATATCCTTCCCGCATGGCCTGCACATCTTTCTTGGCATGTTCAATAAGCCTGGAGAATCTGGTATTGCCCCAGCCAAACGCGTCGTGCAGGTACCGCATGATCGCCATATTGTTACACTCTACACCGTCCTCGAAGCCGTCCTGGTATGCAGCCTTTTGGTAGGCCGCCAGCCACACTGCAAACTTGGCCGACTCCATCTTCTGCAGCTTCTTGATCTCCTGCGCTGCCGCTCTCCGCTGTTCCCGGTTCATAGCCACCCCACCATCTTCAGCACCAGTACAACATTAAGTCCGGTTATTGTTGCAACGAACCAGTCCTTTTCTGCCAACCTTTCCAAAGTGTTGCCGGCGCTGACGGCCAGTTTATCCAGCATGTCCAGCAGTAAAAAGACAGCCACCCAGAATGTTACCCAAATCCTCACCGGTGCCACCTCCCCCTGTACGGTCTGTTGACGTTTCGCAGCCAGCGCTGCTTGCTACGCGCCTCGTCCAACGCAGCGATATATGTTTCGCTGTCCTTGTCCCACTGGTCCGCTGTCATGCAACTGAAATACAGCGCCATCAGCAATGCGACCTGCTGGTAGTAGTCATATCTGTGCATTGTTTCGCCTCCTTTACTTTTTTACACCGGCGCAGATGTGTCGCCGGTAATTTATCCATCAGTTTTTCCGGGCAGTCCCGGCAGAAGAAAAATGTTTTGTACAGGATTTTCTTTGTTTCCAGTCTGTCGCAGTATACGCAGCGGATCATAGCGCGCCCCCCTGGGCCACCCGCATCACGTTGCCCAGGCGTTTCTGCAGCTCCTGTACCTGCTGCTTCAGGCTGGCGATTTCCTCGTCCTTCTGCCTGCGCTCCCAGGCCGTCATGCCTTTTGCCGCCGGGCCTATGCTCTCCAGCTGGTAGACCTCGGCTGCGCTGTACCTCACGCCCGGCATGTTGGGCAGCCGGTGCAGCTTGCCTTCGGCCTCCATCTTCCGGATCGTGCTGGGCGCGTAGCCCCAGCGCTGCGTCAGCTGATCCGGAGTAAATACCGTCTGTTCCATGTTGCCTCCTTACAGATTCTTTTTCATGTCCTTGTAGGCGCTCCAGTAACCACAATACGTTTCCGCCACCGAAACGATGTTTCGCAGCGCTTGTTTCATATCGTCTGCGTTGTCGTGGTAAAGCGCCTTGTCGCCTTCTGCAGCATATTGCGATACGCTTGCGCTCAACGAATGATATTTTTGTTTAATGTCTGCAACATTGGCTGCCACACGAAACGCGTCGGCCATGTCCTCATACCGTTCACTGGCCCGCAGGTATTTCTGCTCGCCGCATTCCTGGTACGCGTTGTAGTTTTTCACTTGCAGCGCGTCGTACTTATCCGCCAGCTTCAGTAGATCTTTTTTATCTAACATGCTTGCCTCCAGCTATTCATCCGCAAATGGTTTGCCTCTGACTTTTCCTTTTGCATCCAACTGTTCTGCATATTCTTTTGCGTCAGCCAGGGAATGTTTTTCAATGATATCTTTCCCGTCCAGCTTTACCCAGTAAGTAGTGTGATCCCACGTTCCCGGCCTGCCGTTTGCATGCTGGATATGCCGCTTCCGGCTTTCAATTTCAATTCCCTTTCCGGCTGCATGGTAAATGGTAGTGGTACCTTCTTTTGATACTATGCGCCCGGTGCGCTTCCATATAAGTTTTCCCATCACGCCCTCCTGTCACTCCTCCTCCAGTAACTCATCGATCGTGCAGCCCAGCGCTTTGGCTATGGCCTTCAGCGTTTCAACACGCGGCAGAGATTTGTTAGTCTCCCACATGGCTACCGTTGACTGGACGACGCCCAGAACCGTTGCCAGCTCCTGCTGCGTAATGCCTTTTTTCTCTCTGATTTTTTTGATATTCACCGTACCACCTCCTTATAATTTATCAACCACACTGATATTTTAAATCATTATCATTGATATGTCAACAGTTTTATCAAAGTTTTATCAAAATATTATTAATGCCATTGATAATCATTGATAGTATCAATATAATTGATATGGAAGGAGGTACGGATTATGAGATTAAGAGAAGCGCGCAAAGCTGCAAGAATGACGCAGTCAGAAGTAGCGCAGCAAATGGGCGTCAATCAAAACACATATTCATATTGGGAAAACGAAAAAACAAAAATCGATAACGTCTCGCTGGCAAAACTTGCCAACATTTACAATGTAACAGTGGACTATTTATTAGGCATTGACCCGCCCCCGCCCGTCAAAGGCGTCCGTATTCCGATCTACGGATCCGTCCCGGCCGGGATCCCGCTTGAGGCCATAGAGAACATAGAAGGCTACGAAGAGATAACGCCGACGCTGGCAAGCAAGGGAGAATACTTTGCCCTGAAAATAAAAGGCGAATCCATGTCGCCGTATATCCTGGACAAAGATATCGTCATCGTCCGGAAGCAGGACGCTGTGGAATCCGGCGACATAGCAATAGTCCTGGTCAACAGCGGGGAGGCTACCTGTAAAATGGTGAAGATCAGCGACGACGGTATCACACTGATCGGCCACAACCCGCTGGTATATCCGCCGCACTTTTACACGGAAAAAGAAATAACCACCCTGCCGGTCCGGATCATCGGCAGAGTGGTCGAAGTTAAGAGAAGTTTGGTATAGGAGGAAAGATTATGATTTTTAATATTTTAAAAGGCATCGCTTTTATTTTTGTGTGTCACAACATTATCTCTTTCTTTAACCCAAACAAAAACCCTCGGTTTGTTATGCAACATTCAGTAATCAGCTTCGTTGGTTTTTTCGGAGGCATAGCCCAGCTCCCGCTAATTTATC